CACCCTCTTGGCCGGGTTGTCGCGCCCCCGTTACCGCGCTGCCTGTTCCCGTAAAGGGATGGCGGTCCAGAAACTCCTGCGCTGCTGCCTGTGCCGATTCTGTGGCGGTTACTGCCGCGTCTGTCATGCCTTCGACAGCAGAAACATTACCGGTCATGTCCTGACTAATGATGCCCGCCATTTTTGTAAAGGCGTTGTCCGCCGCTTCCTTGCCGCCAGTTACCTTGTCAACCTGTCCTGGATACGGGCCAAAGAGCTTTTTCTTCAGCCATTCCGCCGCAGGACGCACAGCGTTCTCGACCTCGACCTCGCTCAGGTTGGCTTTATACTTCTGCTTCTGCAGGTTTGTGGCGATCTTCTTCGCCGCGTCCCTGCCGTACTTATCAGCGTTGTCGCCGTAGGTTTTAAACTCTTTCTTGTAATTCTTTTCGAATTTGTCGTAATCAAGGCCATTCAGGCTTCCGATCAGATCCTCAGCGACTTCCACCGCATCCGCCTTTGCCTCTTTGGCGTTGGTGGATATGGATCCATAGCACTCCACGGCCTTCTGCGCGGATTCTTCGGTTCCTTCCGACAGCAGAGACATGGCCTCATCAAGGCCATTAACTTCTTCGGTCGTTCCGGAAAGATTGCCGCTGGCCTCCGTCAGGTTGGTTGATGCTTCAGCGAGAGCCGCGTTGCAGGCGTCGACTTTCTGCTGGTATTTTGTCATCTCTATTGACGTTGACCCGAGCGTTTCGCCGCCCTCCGCGTTCAGCCTGTCCCATTCCGCCTGTTTCTCCGCCATTTCGGCCTGCGCTTCCTGCGCGTTTTTCAGGGCCTCCGCGTACAGATCTACGGCGTCGTTATAATTCGCCTGCGCTTCCGCTTGATTCTGAATCGCCTGCGCATAATTTTCATTAAAGGCCTGCTGTACAGCCTGCGCCTTCATCTTCAGGATGAAATTATCGATTTCCCCGCAGATTTCAGAGTAGGACGTCCGAATGCCACCATTGGAAGTAATAAAGCCCTCCGCCGTCCGGCTGTAATCGGTTCCCATGGCTGTATTGAGCTCGTTGAGGATATAGTCGACCATATCCTCACAGCCTTCCTTTACATTGCCTTCGGAATCGACGCATTCGCCCAGCTTTGTCTTCCAATAATCAAGATTGGTTCCTGCGGTCTCGAAACTGTCCGCTCTGTTGCCGATAGAATCGGTCAAGCTGTCAAATGCCGCCGTCAAATTGTCAGTAGCCGTTTCGCTTTCGGTCAGGCGGTCGAAGAAATCGCCGTACTGCTCATTGATTTCTTTGGTGGCGTCAAAACTTTTTACGATGGCAGCAGTAAGCGCCGTGATTCCGATCGCAACCGCAGCCACGGGAAGCGCCGTCAGCCCCATACTGGATCCGTTCAGGGCGGTGAGGAAATTTGAAAAGCCCTTTACCGCAGATCCGACGCCGCTTGTCATTTTGCCGATTGCGGTTGTCACAGGCCCGGCAGCAGCCACCGTAAGGCCGGCCTTTATGACGAAATTCTGCTGGTCAGCGTTGAGAGAGCTCCATTTAGCGCTGAGCCTCTGGATTCCTTCGCCCAGTCTTTCCGCCGATGTAGCAATACCTGGCAGGATCGCCGTACCGACGGAGATGCCGGTATTCCTCAAACTATTGAGTGCCGCCTGCATCTTCATGGCGCTGGTTTCGCTCATGGTGTCGAATGCCGCCTGCGTCGCCCCGGTACTGCTGCCGAGGGACTGCATGGCTTCATCGAAATCCTGCGTATGCTGAACCATTACCGCAGCTGCTCTTACGGCTGTCTGATTCCCAAACATATCGCCGACGCTCTGCCCGGTCTCGTCCGCTTCGTCTTGCAGGATCCCCAGGACGTCGCCCAGATCGCTTCCGGATTCCATCAGCTCTTTGAACGACTTTCCCGTTCTCCGCTTGAGGATCTTACTTACATCCGTTCCTTCCGTGCCCAGCTCCGCCAGCATGGCATTGATATAGGTCGTGGCTTCAGCCGTACCGATACCGTTTTTAGTCGTAGTAACGTAGGCGGATGCCAGATTATCCAGACTGACACCGTACATGGCGGCTGTCGGGATGACCTTGCCCATGGAAGCGCCCAATTCTCCGATGGTGGTTTTACCAAGGTTCTGCGTCTGGATTAATTTGTCGGATACGGAGCTAACTTCTGTCGCTTCCAGCCCATAAGAGTTAAGGACTGTGGTTAGCAGGTCAACGCTCGTCGCTGTATCCGTAAAGCCAGCGCGCGCCAGCATGGTCGCATTGGTGACAAAATTAACCGCGTCTCCGGTTGACTGTCCGGCAGAAATAGCGCTGTATACGCTCTCAGCAATGTCGGATGCCGCGATGCCGGTCTGATCAGACAGATCAAGGATCGCATCGCGCAAGTCCTCGATTGGCTCCTCGCCGGTGTCCGCGATGGTTTCGACCTTCGCCATGGCCGTTTCGAAGTCCATGGCAAGAGTTGCCGCAGCTGTTCCGGCTGCCACGATCGGCAGGGTAAGCGTTTTGGTCATTGTCTCGCCCACGCTGCTGATTTTGCTGCCGACGGTGATCATTTTGTCGCCAGCGTCCGACAGATCTGATGCAAAAGCCTTCAGCTTGCTGTTTTCCGCCAGTTCGTTGTTCAGATTGTTGAGCTCAGTCTGCGCATCAGCCAGCGCGGCCTTCCACTTCAGCGTGGTCGTGGCAGTCTCGCCATACATCCGTTCAGACTGGCTAACAGCCGTCTCGCACTGCTTGACAACTTTCTCCTGCTGCTCGATCTGCTTCTTCAGAAGTTCGGTCTTTGCCCGGCATTTCTCCTGGGCACTCGTATTTTTGTCAAAGCTCGATTCCAGAGTCTTCATCTCTTTGTCAAGAGTCTTGGTACTCTGGATTATGTTCTGTAGCTGTTTTCTGTATTCGGCTTCGCCTTCGATTCCTATGCGGGTAGTCGAGGCCCAATATTAGTGGGCATCGAGGGACCACCTCCTTGTATTGTCCAACATTGGTTCTTGTGGTATAATAGACGGTGAACAAAAACCAATAGGAGGACAACATGATAAAAGATATGACCGGTAAACGCTACGGACGCCTTGTTGTTAAGAGTTTCGATCACTCTGATAAACGCGGCGCATATTGGCTTTGTGCATGCGACTGTGGTAAAAGTTTCGTCGCATACGGTTACCGCCTGCGTTGCGGTAAAACCAAAAGCTGTGGGTGTCTACAAGACGAACACCGCAGGGAAGGCTTCCACCGCCGCCACGGCATGACCGACACGCCGCTTTATATAATCTGGTGTAACATGCGCGCGCGTTGCTGTCGCAAAACAAGCACCGAATATTATAATTACGGCGGTCGCGGAATTAAATTATGCGAAGCATGGTTCTCTTTCGATGTATTCGCAGAATGGGCGCTTTCCCATGGCTACGCCGACGGGCTCAGCATTGAGCGCATTGACGTAAACGGAAATTATGAACCCAACAACTGTAAATGGATAGAGCCCGCTCAACAGTCACTTAATCAACGCCGCTCCCACTTTGTTACCGCCTTCGGAAAAACCCAAACGATAAAAGAATGGGCCGACGAAAGCGGTTTGAAATATGACACAATAGAAAGGCGCATAAACCAATATGGATATACGCCAGAAGATGCTGTTACGCTCCCTCCTCATCACGCAAAGAAGAAACCTACTCTAAGGCCATAATTTCATTCCAGGTTAGTTTCTCTTTGATTTCCGCCGCCCCGTTATAAACGGAAAAACAGGAGATCACGTCGCAAAACTCACCAAACGGTTCCAACATGACCTCCTGCTTGCTCATTCCCATCAAGCCACCATACAGGATAAACCAAGGTCTGGTCAGCTTTTTTACCTTACGGGGCTTTTTCAGTTTTTTCCTTTACTCGCCTGCGTTTCAATTGTCCGCGTGCTGTCGGCTTTTTCCTGCGAGTCAACAGCCGTCCGGAGCTCCTCGAAAACGTATTCCGGCAGAGCAAAAATCATTTCCTCTGTCAGATCATGCCCGGTGATGCCGTTGGCGCGATTATACGCTTCATTCATCATCACTGCTTTCTTAATGATCGCCCGCGAGATACCCATATTCGGCTGGCTGATTACGAGATCTTCATAGTCGCAGTGCACGCCGACGCTGTACAAAAAGCCATACTCTTCCCCGTTAATTACCATGCTTTTTCCTCCTCCTTCTTTGTGGTTACGGCGTTACGCCCAGTTTTGCCTTCAGCGCTGCGAGCGCAAGTGCTTCTGTGGTATAGCCTTCGGCTTCCATTTTCCAAGTGTGCTTCGCGTCCTCGCCACGCTTTACCGTGGCGGTCAGGCTCTGGGTCTGCCAGTCGATGGAGTCTTCCTGTGTCGCTCCGGCTTTGGAGATCTGCTGGAAGGAAACGCGCGGAAGAACGATAGCATCATAAGTTACTTCCCCGCCGCTCTGATACCGGACGATGCAGCCGAAGGCAACCTCCGGAATATTCTGGTCATCATCAAATGAAGTCCAGGAGTCAACAGCCTCCGGAAGCCCCATGATGAAATCCCTGGCGGTGCTATGCAGGCCGTCAACTGTCAGGTTCAGCGTTGCGCCATTGAATTTTCCGCGGTCGCTCTCGGCTTCCTGATTGTTCGCATAAAAGATATTGTCAGAGCCAGTATTCGGCTCAATGCTCACGTCAACACCGCGGGCCAGCTCCATGGCCTCGGTAAAGGCAAGAGCGCCACCGGTTACAGCGTATTTTGCGACCCACGGCTGAGAAAAGCCAGTCGCCACTTTTCCGATTGCAGACATATATTTGTCCTCCGTCAAATCATTTTTGATTCAATTTGTTTATCAAGTTCTTTTGCCATCGCGGCTTCCGCTGCCGCCTTGCTCCGCCGTACCGCCGGGCCGATAAAAGGTGTTTTGGAATGGTAATAGCTGCCAGACTCGGCCACTCGCGCCATCATGGCGTTCGGCTGGCCTTGCGGATACTTTGGCGTTACTACGCTGTTGTATCCATCAAAACCGATCTTGACGTTGACATAGCCGCTGTCATTCCGCATCTTTGCGATACCGATGCCGCTATGCAGGCCAGCCTTTTGTGGTGCCGTCAGCCCGGTTGTAATGTGCCCTGGCTGCGCCGTAGGTATCGTGTCAATGGCTGAATCAACCGCCTTGATCACCACAGCGGCGCCCTCATAGATCGCATGTCCCAGGACGTCCTCCGTATTGATCAATAATTTGTTGAGCTGCTCAATATAATTTGAACAGCCGTCCCCGACCGTCAATCTTGCCATGCCGTTACCTCAGTTCAAAATACCACTCGTAGTGTATGAGGTT